GACACTATAGAAAAAGACTTATGTTTTTATCTCTATACAAGCGGAACTTCTGGATTTCAACAAGCTGTACCGCATAGACATCAAGACTTAACTGCAGTCGCGTCTTCATACGCAAAGAAGACTTTAAATATTATTTCATATGATGTAGTATTTAGTGCAGCAAAACTATTCTTTGCTTATGGTATGGGAAACAGTATGACCTTTCCTTTATATGTTGGGGCTGCAACTATCTTGATGAGTGAACCTTCGACAGCAAAGAGTACTCTTGATACTATTGAAAAGTATCAACCTACTATTTATTTTGGTGTTCCTACAATTTATAATTATCAACTTAAAGCTAAGAAGAGAGACTTATCTTGTCTTCGGCTTTGTGTATCGGCAGGTGAATCTCTTCCGGGAAAAATTAAGCAGCAGTGGGAAGATCAGCATGGTACAATTATTCTTGACGGTATAGGTACTACAGAAGCTCTACACATTTTTATATCAAACTTTTCATGGGATCACGAAAACGATTGTACTGGAAGAATAGTTCCTGGATATGAGGCTAAACTCTTAAAAGATCCTCTTGACGGTGATTCTCTTAATGAGGACTGTATTCTCGAAGAGTGTAAAGATGGTGAGATAGGATCACTGTATATTAAAGGAGATTCTATTGCAGAAGACTGGTTAAAAACTGGTGATGAGTTTATTCGAAGAGGTGTAAAGTATTACTATCAAGGTCGAACAAATGATATGATAAAAGTTGGAGGAGTGTGGATCTCTCCAGTTATTATGGAAAAGAAGATTATTGAAATTGATGAGGTCACTGAAGTTGCTGTAGTTCAACACTTAGATAATAATACAGGACTCAGGTTTCCAAAAGCATATGTTGTGTCTGATACTGACAATCAACTGAAACTTAAGAATGTAATAAAAAGAAAGTGTATGGATGAGCTTCCAACTAACTACTTTCCTAAGACAGTACAGTTTGTTGATAGCTTACCTAAGACAGATACTGGAAAAATTAAGAGAGCTACGCTGCGGGCGATATATGCTGCCGAGCAATCTGAGTAAGTTCTTCATCATAATCTTCTAACATACACCCGACGATATGTATCCTTTCAATGTTACTACAGTTCATTGCTGTATGTAACTTTCTAGTGTCTGTTATATAGTGCTTTCCATTTGCAGGAAGTCTAATAACTTCATCATCAATAATCATCATGCACTTATCATCAGTAATGAGAGGAATGTGAACTCTTCTTGTAGGGTCTACATGATACGAGTAGCACTGGTGTGGAACCATCTTCATTACTCGAGTTCTACATAGTTCAAGATCTTTCATAATCTTATTAATGTATTTAAACTTAGGAAACAATGGAACAGTGAAATCACTTTCTATATGATTTAGTTTATTTAACTTCCCTGTTCCATAATCAGGATCACCTTTATGTCCTTCTACTGTTTGTAGAGAGATCTGAGAATCATACATTGGTAACCATTCGAGTTCACTTAATACAATTTGAATATTGATTTTATAGTCTTTGTCGTAAACTTTGCTCATGTTCTGTTTCCTCTTAGCGCAAAATATAATCCACCAACCCATAAGAATACGTGAAGGTTATCATATAAAATTACGTCCCAAAAGCTTTCAGGTTCTCCTATCCATATTACTCCGGTCATAATAGAACAAATAGTTATGCCACTAAACCTTGTAATAAGATCTCCAAACTCTTTCCACTTAGCCAAGATACCTCCAGCGATAAGACCTAGACCACTACCTAATTCACCATAAGCAACAAACCACCAGACTAAATACGATAAGCCAAATGATTCAGCTGTTTCTATATCAACCGGTATCTTATCTAATCCTTGCTGAATAAAAACTACTGCTACTGGTATTCTAAACAACCAGTGACTTAAACAGAACTCAGGTATGCGACTTACAAATCCACTTAATCTCATTATTCTTAACTCCTTATAAAGATCTATTATACCACATTTTATGATAAAAGTAAATATATATATTTTATTATTTATTTGAAAAAAAATGCACTTTAATTGAAAATAATGGTGTACATTCCCTGAGAACTGTGGTATTATATACTTATTAAATGATTAAAAAAGGAAGGAGCCAAAATGGCACATGAAGTAGAAACTATGGCGTACGCCGGAGAATTACCTTGGCATGGTCTAGGTACTAAAGTAAGTAACGATTTAACACCATTTCAAATGCAACAAAAGGCTGGTCTTGATTGGGCAGTTGAAAAAGTAGATGCATACGTAACTATTGGTGATAAGCAGATCAAAACTGGTCAGCAAGCACTGGTACGTACATCTGATCAAACTATTCTTACCAATGTTGGTGCTAACTGGAATCCAGTACAAAACACCGAAGCTTTTGAATTCTTTTCTGAGTTCGTATTGTCTGGTGATATGGAAATGCATACAGCAGGATCATTAAAGAATGGTCAGATTGTATGGGCTCTCGCAAAAGTTAACGAGTCATTCGATGTTTTTGGTGATGATAGAGTAGATGCTTATATGCTTTTCTCTAATCCACATCAGTATGGTAGATCGATCGATATTCGTTTTACTCCAATACGTGTTGTATGTAACAACACATTAACTATGGCATTGGATAGTGCTTCAACTCAGCAAGTAAAAGTTGGTCATAGAAAAGTGTTTGATGCTGACGAAGTTAAATCAACTCTTGGTATCGCTCATGAAAAATTTGCTACATACAAAGAAATGGCTCAGTTTCTTGGTAGTAAGAGGTTTTCAGTTGATAGTCTTGTACAGTACTACAACGAGATCTTTCCATCTACATCTCGTAAAGAAGGTGAAAAAACACCTGTCAAAGTTTATGATGATATGTCAAGAGGTGCAAAGATGTGTTACGATGCACTTGAAGTTCAACCTGGTGCACAGTATGCAGAAGGTTCTTGGTGGCAGGCTCTGAACTCAGTTACATACTTCACTGATCATCATCAGGGTAGAAACGCTGAGAACAGACTTCACAGTCAGTGGTTTGGTTTCAATCAAACTCGAAAAGTAAAAGCAGCTGAAAAAGCTGTAGAATATGCGCTAGCCTCATAAGGCTAGCAGCATGTCGAAAGATCTTTTTGTAGAAGATACTAGCATATACTGGACAAACTTTTACTTCTACTATTTCGATAATATAGTCGTTCATCCTGAGCTGTTAGGCTATTGGTCTAACTGCCGGGATGCTTACGAGTTTCTATTTGGAAAAACAAAATCAAAACTTTGGTCCTATAAAGATGGTGGATATACTGAAAATCAGTGGGTTAAGAAGAGCAGAGATGAGTGGAATAGTATCGTTAAAATATGTGATGATATTGACGGTTCAAAAGTTCTCAAAAAAAACTTAATCGTAAAACCTAAAGAAAAAAACTATATTACTTATTCTTTCTTAGATTTTGATGATTATAAGTTCAGAAAACAAGATCATTCTTATCCTAGAGGTTATAAAGATTTTAAAGATGATATGTCAGTAAGAGGTATGCGAGGTAAAGATATAGAACTGTTCATAAAAAGTTTTTATAATTCTTATGATCTAGGAGATTCTCGAGACTGTAACCCTCTGGTTGACAGATTAAAAATGCTGTTAGATTGTCAATTCTTTATAGGATCACCCTGTTCTTGGAAAAGATATGCGGATCTTCTCAATAAGACTTGTTATCTAACTGTTAATGCAAACTACACAAAAAGCTTAGTACCAGTAATGAAGGCATATTACCTTTCTAAAAACTATTAAATGATAAATAAATCTTATCTGAAATAAAAACAGGGGGAAACATGGTCAATCCAGATCTTGTTCTCGATAAGGAACTAAGGAAAGACGTAACACTGAGAGAATTTTTTCTCTTAGTAAAAGAAAGGAACCTAGCTTTTGAATTTATAGATATTTTAGATAATGGAAAAACACACGTACGTTTTACAGCTAGGAACTATGATTCAATGAAGGAGTTCAAACAACTAATCAATAATCATTAATGGCTCTGGGGGGTGGATTCGAACCACCACGTCAAAAGACAGTACATAAACAGTGTACCGCGTCTACCGTTTCCGCCACCCCAGATTAATTAAACTCTAAGAGATGTTCCTCTCTGTATCAATCCCATTGCAGGTTCTTTATGAGGCACATGGTACTCAAGCTTATCAAGTGCTGATATCATTCTCGTCATTCCAATTCCACCACCAACTCTAGGGAAGAAGTCGTGCTTTAAAAACTCTTCAAGCTCTGCTTCTACTCGATCTTTTCCAAACAACTCAAAAAGTAAACTAGCATAGGCTCCTTCTGTGATCGTATGAAAAGTATCTCTCATTTGATCGACATCAGTAGATCTCTGAGCTGATCCTATTGTTTCCATGCCTCCTAAGATAACATCGATCTTTCTACTCGTGACGCCGTCTGAATTTCTAGACATGTTCCAAAAGGGTGAAGTAAATTCTGGAAAGTGTGTTATCATTCCGTGACCAATCTTTTCTTCGTGTTCATGTTCGAGCTCTTCTGTGTCAAACTCTGTTGCCCATTTATAATAAGTCTTATCAGAAAGCTTTGGAAATCCTAAGTATTCACAGAGTTCTATGTTCATTGTTTTTAAGTCATTAATATCACCAGGCATCTCAAACTCAAACATTGGAAAGATTATATCATGTCTTCCTGGCTTTGCATTTGGTTCTTGTCTGTACGAAGTCGAGATACAAAAAAACCCCTTCTCAGAGGGGCGAGTAAGTAGCTCATATTCCAGCCACATTTGACCGGTTTGAGGCAACGGCCATTTCTGACCTGCATAATTATATGTCGCAACATTGAAGGGATCTTCGCACGCTGCGAGTATTGATAGTCTATTTTGTGTGTGTACTTCTAGGAAGCCTTTACTTAAAAAAAAGGACCTTAAAAGGTCCACGGTTTTCGTATATTTTGACGGGTCTATAAGCTGAGTCATTTTTTGTTTTCTCCAATATAAAATGCAATTATAAATCCTTTTATTTATACAAGAAGAGAGCCGAAACTCTCTTCTTGATAAAATTATTTTTATAGTCCAGCAGGAACTATAATATAGTGTATTGATAGTACTACACCAACCGAAGCACCAAGACCAATCATCATTTTTAGAAAGTCTTTTGTGATGAGAGGAAATACGGTTTTGAATTTTTCTTTACCGGTAACAGTAGCCATTGCTAATTCTCTACCACAAAGAAGTCCAACAAATACCCATGTTGTTGACATAGGAATATCATTGAGTTCTTTAAAGAAAAACAATATAATCCAATACACACCATCAATGATAGTAGCACTTCTTACATAACGTGTGTTATGTTTTTCAAGCACAATGTTTTGAATCTTACCACCACCTTCTTTAAACATATACCAAAGACCAAACACAAATATTGCACTGATCCCCAACATCATGTCGACTGGTATTTCTCGAGGGAGGAATACGGCTATGTTAGCCATATCGTGTGATAGCCAAGTCCACCAAAGAAAACCTGTAGTAAACCATTGACCAATACGCCAATACTTTTTATGTTCTTCTTTAACTGGTTTAGCTTCATCTAATATTTTACTAACACCAATCCAAATAGCATATGCTGCTACAGCTGCAACTGCATATCCCATCATAGATTTCATTAGCATCTTTTCTAATACAAACGTACTAGCAAAAGCGCTTAAAACTAAAAAAGACGTACTCACTGGTACGCCTACTCTTGTTAATATTAATAGTAATCCTGGAGCCATGGCATGATACCATTGAATCTCCTGAAAGGGTATTTTGTTGAGACGTCCATAAGAAATGTCTCCGCCATATTGATACCAACCGTACCATAAAGCCCATAGAAGAACTGACGAAGCAGCTCCCCACATGATCTTCCAATCTACTTTTTGGTTATTACTTGCAATCCATGTTCCTAAAGTTTGGACTGAATCGTTCGCTATAACCGAATAAGCGGCGAATATAAATCCTACAAACATCCACAGAGTTATAAGTTCCATTATAGTTTCTCCATGTTAAGTTATAAGAACATCTATATTTATTCTAAGTTATTGATTCTATTAGAAACAAAAAGGTGTACATTCCCTGAGAACTGTGGTATTATAGAATCAGGAATGAAAAAAGGAAAGCTTATGACTAAATATATCTACTCTCTCAAAACGGACATCGACTACAATCAACCTCTATCTCTAATCAACGAATTTGCAGACGGTCACGGTTGTGTTCTTACATCATTTAAAAGAAACGGCCCTGCCGGTGGGAACCATGAATGTATCTTCTCATCTAATAACTTTGAACATATCTTGGAACTTGCACAACAACTTAAACTCGATGAATCCAGCATAATAACTGACAAAAAGGTACTGTTACATTATTGTCACAGTTAAATAAAAAAGTGCAAATAAGTGAAAATAATGGTGTACAACTCTAAAAAACTGTGGTAGATTAGTATTATCAAAGTTAATAAAAGGAATGAAAAATTATGAACGTAACTACTAAAAAAATCTCTCAAATGATCAAAGACATCATTGATATAAATGAACTAAACGCAGTTATCGATACTGTTAAGTTTCAACAAAAATTCTTACGTGGTCTTCAAACAGCATCAGCACGTGGTGCTTTTAGAATTGGTGATACAGTTTCAGCATCTGGTCGTAACGGTTCGATCGAAGGTGAGATCACTCAGATCAAACGAACAAAAGCCATCGTAAACGTTAACGGTACACGTTACGATGTTCCGATGTCAATGTTGAAGATGGTAAGGAGCATCGCTTAATGTATTGGACAAAAATCATCCGTACGGATGAAGCAAAAAATCTTTCTATGATGATAGGTCATGACACTATTGCTCAAGCTAAAAAGTCATACCTAAAATCATGGGGAGATAAAAAAGACGAGGTGAAAGAAGTAGTTCTCCTCAAAGGATCAGGTCGAGGTCGAAAGCCAATGAAGATTCACAGTTATCGTGACAACAACTTTAAAATCGATCGTAGTATTCCTGTCGAAATCCACAATGTAATTTATGGATATGAGTAATGTACTATATTGAAGGAAAAAAATCAGACGGTTGGAGAGAACGCACTATTGGAATTGATGATCCAGTGATTGTTCGACAACTCTATGAAGAAATGATAATCTCGGAAGAGTATGTTTCAGTTGAAACAAATCTTCCTACAATTGAAGGAGTATGGTTTAATGGGAATCAGAGTATCCACTGATCGTACCGACAGTTACATCGGTACATTTTATAAAGATAACGCAGACGATATGAGTCAGCTAAAAGCTGTAAGAGCAATCGTTAAGAACATGAATGCTTCTTTACGTAGATCAAAGTTTAACTATCAGTTCTATGTAAAGTGCCAAGGACGAGGATGGAGACACGGTGTTCCTCGATATAATCAGTCGCTCCCTTTACCTCTAGCATCACACATGGATGCTTACATCTATCGTAGGTGGAGTTAGGGGTTTTTCATTCCTTATCGCTGACTGATGACAAAAGGGCCTACGGGTCCTTTTGTTTTTTATATAAATAGTATTATCAAAAGGAGAACCTATAATGTTTGACATAGATAAACTAGATAAAGAATTCATTTCAAAAGCACAAAAGCAGTTTGTGTTTAATATTGCTTCTCAAGATTTTAATTCTACAAAATATAAAAAAGAAATACAGTATCTAATCAATACAAATATATTTCCTAAGTTTGACATGACAAGTACTATAAAGGGAGTACCAAGATCTGCTGATCAAATTAATAGTTTGATTAAGAAGCTTAAAGGGTTTGGAGGTGAAGCTTTCGATAGAGTATACAAGTATCCTATGGTTGGTGTAGGACCAGGAGAAATCATGCTTTATTTCTTGTTAGATGATTGTAAACTTGGTGGAGGATCATCAGCGGGTGTTGACGTAAGTATAGGTTCCAAAAATTATGAAGTTAAGTCTGTTCAAAATCCAGCAAAAGAAAATTATTCTTACGTAAGTGGATTTAAGATAGGAGGAACGAGTGATGTGGCTGATATTGTTGCAGCAGCAATGGAAATAAAGAAGAAAGCTCTTGAGGATAGAATAATACCACCAAACGCAGAAAAATCTGGAATAAGCAAGACTCAGATTGAAGCTCTTAAGAAAAACAGCGTTCTAAAAAAACAGTGGTCAGAAAAAGTTGAGGGTCCATATCAAAAAATTGCAGGAAAGTACTTATCTGCAAATCCGGTAATATTTATGATTAATACTACTCCAAAACCTAGACTAGGTGAAGTTGTGTTCCTCGGAAATATAAAACCAGAAAACGTATTTCTAGAAGTTGTTACTCAAGGAGTAATAAAGCCAGAGGTTAAAATTAAATGATAGACTTTAATAAATATCTTTTGACAGAACAAAAAAACACTCATATGACTCACATTGAAGATAGAGTCATATATGGTGGTGTTAATGGCACGCGTGAAGCTATCTTTGCTCTTAGAGATTTAAGAGATATGCTTGGCGGTGTAAAGGAAGGAAAAGTAAGTGTTAAGTGGGATGGTGCTCCTGCTGTTTTTGCTGGTATTGATCCGAGTGATAACAGCTTTTTTGTTGCTAAAAAAGGGATATTCAACAAGAACCCTAAGGTCTATAAATCTGCAGCTGATGTCGATTCTGATACTTCAGGTGATCTTGCTGTTAAGCTTAAACTCGCCCTCAAGTATCTCCCAGAACTTGGAATCAAAGGTGTCATTCAAGGAGATTTTCTCTTCGGACCAGGAGACCTGTCCAGACAAACAATAAAAGGAAATAAGTATGTTACTTTCCATCCTAACACAATTGTATACGCAGTCCCTGAAGGATCTTCAGGAGCAGGAGAAATCAAGCAAGCCAAAATTGGAATCGTCTGGCATACGACGTATACTGGATCGTCTTTTGAAACGATGAAAGCGTCTTATGGCGTCAATGTATCTAAACTAAAAAAATCAAAAAATGTCTGGTCACAAGACGCAATGCTAAGAGATGCGACTATGGTAACTATGACTAAAAAAGATACGGAGGAAGTCAATGGTTATCTTTCGCAGATTGGCAAGTTATTTAATCAGATCTCGGGTAATGTCCTCAGAGAGATCGAAGGGAATAAAGAACTCGCCCAAACCATCGAAACATATAACAACACCTTTGTCCGAGCGGGACAGGTTGTGGTTAACACTAGCAAACATACTGATGGACTCATCAGATTCATTGCCGACAGGTACCAGAAACAGATTGACAAGAGAACAACGGAAAAAGGTAAGGCTGCGCAGGTATCGAAGAGAGATGAGATACTCAAATTCTTCTCAAAGAAAAACAAAGTAAACTTAAAAAAGATATTTGATTTACAGAAACTCATTATTCTTGTAAAACTAAAACTTATAAATATACTTAATAAATTAAATTCAATTGACACTTTTGTAAAGACAAACAAAGGATTTAAAACAACTGGTCAAGAAGGTTATGTAGCAATTGATAGACTTGGTGGTGACGCGGTAAAGATTGTTGATAGATTAGAGTTTTCATACAACAACTTTTCGCCTAATGTACTAAAAGGATGGGATAAACCAACGAGGAAGTAAATGTTAAGATTAAAAGATCTAATGCGTCCAGAACCGGCCGACGCAAAAGCGCCGGGAGAGCCAGACGAAATCAAGTACAGACGACATAGACGTAGAGCTATGGATGTAGAAGAGTCTCCTGATGAAGCTCTAAATATGATGCAGCGGCTAAAAAAAGCACGTCAGCTTAAAAGAATCAAGAGTAAAATTAAAATAGGTAGACAAAGAGCTATGAGGAGAACAGCTACTAAAGCAGTTCTTCAGAAAAGAGCTCGTCGAGCTGCAAGAAATTTTATTCTACAAAGAATTACAAAAGGAGTTCCTAAGGGTGAACTCAGTTTTGCTAGAAGGCAGGAAATCGAAAAGAGATTAGATAAGCCTGCAATGAAATCAAGAATTGATAAAATTGCGGTCAGACTCTTACCAAAGATGAGGAAGAGAGAGCAGGATCGTAAGAAAGGAAAGAGATCATAGTATGATAAAGGGTTTCAGTCAATATTTAGTTGAAGAACAGAAGACGATTTATTTTACGTTTGGTAGAATGAATCCTCCTACTATTGGTCATGGTAAGTTGATGGATAAACTATCATCATCTGCAGGACGTAATCCTTATAGAATATACTTGTCTCAATCACAAGACTCTAAAGACAACCCATTAGCATACTCAGAAAAAATAAAGTATGCACGTAAGATGTTTCCAAAACACTCACGTTTTATTATAATGAACAATAAAATAAAGACTATTTTTGAAGTTTGTGTTTCATTATATAATGAAGGATTTAGAAGTATAGCTCTAGTTGTAGGGTCTGACAGAGTCTCAGAGTTCAAGTCTTTAATTTCAAAGTACAACGGTCAAAGTGCTAGACATGGTTTTTATAATTTTAAAAATATAGATATTGTTTCTGCAGGCCAAAGAGATCCAGACGCAAAAGGAGCTGAAGGTGCTTCAGGAACAAAACAGAGAGGATATGCAAAGAATAATGATTTTTCTAACTTTTCATTAGGTTTACCTAAGTCAGTAAATGACAAAGACGCGAAAAGCTTATTTAATGCAGTGAGATTAGGTATGGGATTAAAAGAACAAAAAGAATTTAGAAATCATCTGCAGCTTAACAGTATTTCAGATATTAGAGAAAAGTTCGTTGAAGGTAAGATATTTAATATCGGCGAAAAAGTAGTAATAAAAGGATCAGAAGAAGTTGCAGTTGTTACACATAAAGGATCTAATTATGTGATCCTTGAAAAATTTGATAATACTATAGTGAGGAAATGGATTGATGCAGTTGAGCCTTTAGAGGAAGCCTATGATGTAGGAACACCTGAATATGTTCTTCACTATGCAAAAGGAACTCCAGGACAATTTCCTGTAGACTTTCCAGTAAAAGGACAAAAGAACACAGCCGAAGTCGGAGAAAAAACAACTTCTCCTCAAGACCCAGACATCAAAGATCGTAAAGGAACTCAACCAAAAGCTTATCACGGAAAAGATGCTAAAGGTAGAGAGATGTCAAAATCTACAAAGGCAGCAAGAGATAGGCACTTTAAAAAAGGTGCTGAGATGGATGATAATAATCCATCGGCATACAAACCAGCTCCAGGTGACAAAGGTGCAAAAACAAAACCAAGTAAGCACACAATAAAGTTTAAGCAGATGTTTGGTGATAATACTGATCCACTAAAAGTGGCACAGGCAAGAGTTGATAGAGAGAAGAAGTCTGACGCTCTCAAGTTTGATAGAAGGTTAGACAGAGCAAGATTAGCGAGAGCTAGAATGAAAAACGCAAAAACTAAAGGAAAGTAAGACATGAAACAGAACTTTTTTCAAATGCGAGAGGCAGCATCAGAAGAAGAAGTAGAAGATACTCTCGCCGAATCAACTAACTGGAAAGGAACTCAACACCTTGACTTGACCAGATACGCAGCTGGTAAAGGCGTAGGCTATGGGCTTCAAATAACTCAAAACAAAAGAATGGGTAACGACAAGTTTAGGATGGGGGCTCACGTAAATATGCCTCTAAAAGATGTTCCTAAGCTAGTTAAGTCTCTTATGAAAGTGTATAACGATAAAGGATCACAGCTCGGAGATAATGAGTCATGGGAACCTGATGCTGATGTAATAGAAGAAAATATATCAGAAGACGCAACCGCATCTTTGAAGAAAAAAGCTGAGAAAACCGGAATGCCTCTCGGAATTCTTAGACAAGTATTCAATAGAGGAAAAGCTGCATGGAGAACGGGCCACAGACCCGGAACTAATCCTGATCAATGGGGACACGCAAGAGTCAACTCATTTGTGACTAAGTCTTCTGGAACCTGGGGAAAGGCTGACAAAGATCTTGCAGCAAAAGTTAGAGGAAGTAAAAAATCTAAGAACGAATCTTTCTTATTTACGATGTCTGAAGATTTGCCGGGTCACACAAGTTATAGAGTGTCGACAAACAAGCTTCAAGGAAACGTAAGTGCAAAGAGTCATGATCACGCCGCAGATATTATGAGAAAACAACATAAGGCCAAAGGTCCTATGACGATATCTCATCATCCTCACTCACCTAAGTATAATAAGGATGGAAACAATTCAAAGACATATGAAGCAGTAAAAGAAGCTACTAAGGTTGTTGGTATGCACTACGGTAAAAACGCTAAAGCTGCTGCAGCCGGTATGAAAAAACATGGAGGTAAAATCCACACAGATCCTCATGGCAACCATACACTTATGTATGATAAACCTAAGATGCAGGCTAGAGGAAGAGATGCTCTTGTTCAAAAGGGTTTGTTACCGAAGAAAGTATCAAAACCATTTTCCAGACCAATTAAGTCTGAATCAGTAGGACAAACTCCTGGCGATCATAGTTATCACTACTTGCAAAAAGCTAAGAGACTAGCTTCTGCTGACGGCCACGACTATGATAAGTTACCTGCGTATGATCGTACGCATAATAAGCACAAAGACTATTACGATCAGAAAGCGAAGTCGTCATCATGAAAAACTTAAGCGAAAATTATACTGCTCTTTTTGAGGATGATGACATCGATCCAAAAGAGTACGATTATGAAGGAGACATGGCAAGAAGTCAGTTAGTAACTATGATGGATGCTGCTGAAGAACTTCATGATATGCTTGACGAAAAAGAAAATCTTCCTGAGTGGTGTCAAAATAAGATCTCAAAAGCAACTGATTATATTGACAGTGTTAGAGATTATATGATCGCTGCTAAGTCTGATGATATAGATGATGATGGAGATGAGAAGAATGAGGCCCATAAAGAACCACAAGGTCAAGCAAAAAGAATGATGTCTCCATTACATAAAATGAGAATGGATAAAGAGAAAAAAGATAGAGATCGTGATGGTAAACTAAAACCGGGTATCATTAAGAAAGAAGATGTTAATCATGCTGATGCACACGCTGATGCACAACAACATTCAAATGGAAGTATGAGTGTTAAAAAAATTCCAAGCATGACTAAAAAGCCAGGTGATAAACATTTGCATTTACATATGAAGAGTTATCATAAAGAGAAAGATGGACAAGCTTTTGCAAAGAAACATGGTTATAAAGTAAGTAACTACGTTAAAACGGGAGCTGGGTCTAGAATGAATCTTCATAAAGAAGATAAAGACATTAAGGAAATCTCTTTTAGACCACATGATCCAACTAGCTTAGGTACAAAGTATGCTAATAAAGTTCATAGTGGAGACTACTCAAGTAAAAAAGTTGATAATAGAAAGAGAGGTACTGCGATGTTAGTTAAAAAACGAGCGGCTGCCTTAGGAGTACCCGGAACGGCAAAGGTTCCTTTTAAAGATGATGTTAACGAAGGTTACGAACAAGAAGTAATAAAGATCTGTAACAAGAAAGGTGTTGACTGCTACTTTAAAAATGGAAAGTTGTATGTACCAAGAGCAGACATGAAGATTGTAAAAAAAGCTTTAAAGAAAGCTATGAACATATACAAACTTCCTCCGATGGTCGCTGAGGGTTATTCTTTCGAAAATTTTAAACAATCTATCAGAGATGAGAATATTATTCAAGAGAAACTAAAACCATCAATGGGAATTGGTTCCTACATAAAAGATTTTTCTAAGTCTGACGCTCCTCAATTTAAAGGTAAGTCAGAAAAAGAAAGACGCGATATGGCAGTAGCCGCGTATCTTTCTGCAAAGAGAGGTGATAAATGATTGATAAAGAAGCAGAAGAAAAAGCTAACGTAGTTAATACTAAAATCTATAACGCTTATAAGGGAGTTGCAGATAAGACTGTATGGAAAAAAGAAGAAATGACATATAGTTCTACTGCTGAGGCTTATAAAAAAATGAAGGAAAAGGAAAATGAAAAAGTTTAAGGAACACATAAACGAAGACGGACCTTGCTGGGATTCTCATAAAATGGTCGGTATGAAGAAGAAAGGGAATCGTATGGTTCCTAATTGTGTTCCTAAAGAAGCTCAGATTGATGAGTTAAAATATCAGTTTATGGTTTTAGATAGAGACGGTAGAGTTATGGGTATGACTACTGGTGAAAAAGATGCTGATAGAATGGCTAAAGGAGATAATATCAGAGGGCAATCTGGTAGAGTTGTTAAACTTAGAAGACCAATGGCTCAAGGTAGAGGCGATAGAATGATGGGACAACTACCTGCTCATAATCTTGGTGAAGATCAAATTCAACGTGATGGAGCAAAGATTAAAAAAGCTTATGCTGCTTTAAAAACAGAAATCTCAGTTTCAGCACTTAACAAGTATTATGATAAAGCTAAGCAGTCTCATGATAGAGCAGGAAACTCTGCTTTCGCTAGACACCTTAGAAAAGAACCGGGTATGGAAAAAGATTTAGATACGATGCGTAAAAGAAAAGCCGGTATAAAGCTTGCTAAGAATCGTGCAATCAGAAGACTTAGAGGTGAAATAGAATGAAGACTTTTAGAGAAATCAGAGAAGCTGTAGGTGCTGGTAAATATTCAGCGATGAATTTAAAGAAAGCAAGAGAACTCATGAGTCCTGCAAAACACAGAAAAGACGGTATTATGCGTATAATGAAAGGTATGAAAGTATCATACAAGCAGGCTACTAAATTTCACGATGATGTTATGAAGTCTTACGGATTTAAACCTGAAGAAACTAACGAAGGTTCTGAAACTTGGGAAGCTGGCTATAAGAGAAGAGTTGTAAAGACAACTAAACCTGAGCATAAGCAGAAGGGATACAACTGGAGAATAAAAGGTAAAGACAAAGCTCACCTTTCAATTAAACTGTATAAAGAAAAACCTTCTCAATCAGAATTTAATAAACAAATGAAAAGGGTGGCTGGACATGAGTTTGGATAGTTTTAAAAGTATCAGAGAAAAAGCAATAGATGACTATTGTGAAGAGTGTAACTTATACGAGGATCTTGAGATAACCGAAGCTGAGTATCAAGGTAAGAAAGTTAAGTTAAATGATCCGATACGAACTTCTGAGAATCCCAACAAAAAATTTAAAGTTTACGTTAAAGGTCCTACTGGCAACGTTGTTGTTGTACGTTTTGGTGATCCAAACATGGAAATCAAAAGAGACGATCCAAAGAGAAGGGCTTCCTTCCGTGCCAGACATAACTGTGACAACCCTGGACCAAAACACAAAGCCAGATACTGGTCATGCTATCAGTGGAGAGGCGGATCAAAGGTAGATAACTAGATGGAACAATCCATAGAAAATTTTGAAGGAACAAAGGTTGTCACTATCAATGAAGGTGGCAATGGGATGGGTGATGTTCAAGCAGGGATAGAGTTCATCTATCATATGAGAGAACATTTATTAGACATAGGTGTAGCTACTATATATGGTCTAGTCGTCTATGCAGCAGTACTTTGGATAACACAAAAGATTAAAGGCAACTAATAATGTCAAAGGCCAGTTTATTATCAAAACTTGCACCACCAGCGAGTTTAGATTCAGATCACATTCAATTAGGCGATTCAGCTACGGATCGCCTGTTTCTACCTGGCCTAAAACTAGATACTGACTCAGCTCAAACAAATCAAGTACTTACTTGGAACGACACAACTAAAACGTTATCATTTAAAACACCTGCAGCTGGTACAGATTCTAACGCGATTATATCACTAATTGATTCAGGTTATGTTCAAGCGAGATCAGGCGGAGGAGGATCTGGTACAGTAGATTCTGCTCAAACTATTACTCTCATCAGTAATACAGTCGACTCAGCTTATGTCAATGCAAGAGCAGCTCAAGCAGGAATAGCAAGTGGAGGAATCAATTCTTTTGACTTTGATGCTACACAAGGACAAACAGTATTCTCAGGAAATGATAAACACGGCAACGCTCTTGCTTTTGTATATGAACCTAATGTATATTTAAACGGAGCTATACTTAGAAAAACTGAAGACTACACGTCAAATCTTTCTTCTAATACTATAACTCTTGTTTTTGCCGCGGCTGCTGGTGATGAAATTACTATACAAGCATATGAACCTACTAGTGCCTTTAACATGGCACAATACTTTGATTCTGCTTTTGTCCAATCAAGAACAAAAACAGTCTTTCCCGGAAATAGAAATATTGAGACTTTTAGATACGTATCAAATGCATCACAAGTAATATATGAAGGCGCAGACGCGAATGGAAATACTCTTTCATACGATCACGTATCCGGTGTACAAGTAAACGTTAATGGTATACTATTAACTTCTGGAAATGACTATGTAGGAAACGCTGGACTCAATAGAATAACTTTACAAGACTCTGTTCCGGCTGGTTCGGAAGTAGTAATACAAGACTTTAGAAGTAGGTTTCTTCATAGGTTTGAAGATATAGTCGACTCGTCTTATGTCACCTCAAGAATTCCTAGTTTTACAGATTCTCGAGGAATAGAAAGATACAAGTTTACAACAACTGGTCCACAGTCAGTCTTTACTGGTACGGACTCAGCTGGAAATACTCTCTCGCTCGGAACGTCTAACTATCTTGTATTTCTTAACGGTGTTAACCTTGACGAAGGTCCAGACTTTACAGTTAACGGAGCTAAAGATACTATTACTCTTACTCCAGCAGCTGACTCTAACTTTGAACTTGTTGTATATGATTGGGACAAGAGATTTAGTCATACTCTACAGTTAGACTCTGCAAGAACACTTGCAATGATTGAAGCAAACTATCCTGTACAAGCATCACTTCCATCATTTAAGTACACTGCAACAGCAGGTCAAACAACGTTTACTGGTGGAGATTCTAGTGGAGCTACACTTGCGTATGGTGTCGGCGGCGTAATGGTATTCTTAAATGGTATTGCACTTGATGATACTGACTTCACTGCTACAGACGGAACTTCAATCTTACTAAGTCCTGGTGCAACTGAAGGTGATAATGTTGTCATAAAGAACTTTAAGTACAACTTAAACGGAGGTAACGTTAATAATATCCAAGCTGTAGTAAACACTGCATATATTCAAGAAAGAGTAGATACATTTGTAGAAGTTTCTTCAACTCCAATAACCGCAGTTAACAGACAGACTTTAATAGTAGACACGACTACACCTAAATCAATAGCATTACCAACAGGATCTTTTGGAAATAAGATAAAAATAGTTGACGGATCTGGCACAGCAGCAACTAACAACATTACAGTAAGTTCTTCTCAAAAGATTAGAGGTAGTGATTCAGATTTGATTATAGATATAGATGAGTCAATAGTTGCTTTAGTCTATTATAACTCTACACGCGGTTGGATAATAACGGAGAAATAAATGGCAAATAAACTTTCTGATTTTTTAAAACAACTTTCTCAACAATCTGGAGCTGCGCCAGGTACAGTTGCAAATAAAGCTGCTCTTCCTACAAGCGGAAATACCGTAGGTGATCTTAAAATTGTAGAAAGTTTAAATTCATTATACATATGGGACGGAACGAAGTGGGAAAGATTCTTTACCGGTCCTGATGAAACTTTAACTTGGTCAACTGAACCAGATGCAGCGTATACTCTTTCAGGTGACGGAACACCTACTACTATTAATCATCCTGCTACAGATCCTGAAGGATTTCCTATTGACTACTCATATGTCGCAACTCCGTCAAACCAACAACAAGCTACGATCAGTCAAGACTCAAGTGTTACAACAGTCACTCCATCAACAAATTCTGCTCATGAAGGAAGTTTTACTTTGAGAACAATAGCTAGTGATGGTTTATATAAAATATCAAAAAACTCAACTATGACATTAAGTTTCTCTAATGCTGTGTGGGCACAATGGGCCGATGGGACTACAATTAAAGAATATGCAGGTACTTCACTAACTACTAATGGAACAACATCTGAATCTCATTCAACTATTTCCCGATCTGGACTTCGAGTCGACGGTGCAGGTAATTACATACAATTTACTGGACTTCCGGATTTTGATTTCGATCCAGGTGCTGGAGAAAACTTTATAGTATGGGCTATGAGATTTCCAACAACTTTAAGTTTAGGTTATGGAATGTCAATAAGAGACAAGAATGGAACTACAATTAATTTTATTGACGGTATGCAAAGATTTCAAAGCAATACCATACATGAAATGAATATGTACACTTCAAATGATGGCGGTAACAGTTTTACCAATAGTAGAGGTAATTACCCATATGCTGACTTGAGTGAATATGGACATCCAGGAGCAGGTACTAACTACATGCAGGATAAGTATATTGTTTATGCTATAGACTCTAGCAATGCATCCGTTATCTGGTGTAAAGAAGTTGGAGGAAATGGATTGGCTTTTCAATTAAAACCAAACTGGAGCGGTTCAGGACGAACACAGTTCTATTCTAACGCTAATAACATGATAACATTCTTTGGAGGCGCACCACATGTATATACTATTCCAGGTGTATCAGGTGGAAGTGGGAATCACAGTATTTGGAAAATTGATGTGGCGGCAGTAGCGGTATATCCAATATCTTTTGGTGGTGGTGATGCTGTTATAGCTGATTTTGCATCAGTGATAGGAGCGTAGAGATGGCATCAAACAACAGAAACTTAGCTAATCTATTATCACCTGGTAGCTCTCAAATTCCAGCATCTAAACTTCCTATTGCGGGTACAGAAGAATATTCTGGAGTTGATTCTTTAGGTGTAGGTTCTGTTATTGGAGAACAAGCATATGTTTCAGGAAATAATCAATTGTACATTTGGAATGGAACTGGCTGGTACAGTATCGCAATAGTCAACACAAGTCCTACTTGGACTTCGGGGTATCAACCTAATGCATCATATAATCTAGATGGAGACAGCCCGCAAAGTCCTACAGTTATAACTTTAAGAGCTACAGATCCAGAAGGTTTACCGATAACGTATAGTCACGTTATTGGAGGATCTATGGACAGTATAGCAACTATTAGTCAAGACTCAAGCGTGTTCACGATTACTCCTAAGACTCAAGCACAAGTTGGTGATGGCACACATACTGGATCTATAACTTTCAGGGCCACTGACGGTATTAACATTCTACCTCAAGTATCTAGCTTTACTTTAGAATTTGTTTCAACTGTAACAAATAGTAGATATACAGTTTCATTAATAAATGCGGTTTCTACTGGTAACAATAATAATAATATAACAGATGCTTCTAATAGTAATCATACTATAACTGTCAATGGTGATGCTACTGCTGGCACATTTAGCCCATATCGACATGGTGGATACAGTGCACACTTTGTTGACGGTACTGATGATTATATAAAATCAGAAGTTACTTCAACCCTTAATTTAGCTAATAATACTAATTGGACTGTAGAAGGGTGGTATAATTTTACTGATGCTCCAGGTACAAATGGGAGATACTTATTTTCGAATGATAATGGCACTTTTAGTTGGAGTAACATTAACTACATGTGTTATTTTAATACTTCAAGTACCTTAAAATTTGAATGGGGCGGAGGTCAAAATATAACAATGAATTTTACTCCTGAAGTAGGCAGGTGGTATCATTTAGCATGGTCCTGCGATGGCACAACAATAAGAGCTTTTGTTGACGGCAATGTTCTTGCGACTAATACAGGAAGCACTCAATTTTACACATATAGCAGTGCATTTATACAAATAGGTCGACCTCCAGCAGGTTATGGTAGTTCAAAAGAAATGAAAGGCCATGTGTCAGATTTTAGAATAGTAGTTGGTACATGTGTATATTCTGCTAACTTTGCAGTTCCTAGTCAACGTCTTACAGCTATACCAAATACTAAATTATTAACCTGTAACAGCGTATTAACTTTTGCCGATAACTCTAGTCAAAGTTTATCATTAACTCCTTATGGTGATATGGAATCAAGTCCTTTTGCTCCATATGATAACCTTGAATACGATCCTACAGTTCATGGTGGATCAGTATATTTTGATGGAACTGGAGATAACATAGAAACCCAAACAAATCAGACAATTCCTACAGGTAATTGGACTATTTCGTATTGGGTAAATTGGAATAGAATCCAATCTAATAATAGTTGCTGGGGTCAAGGTTTGTTGGGCGACACAGGCCGTATGAATATGTATATAGCAAATGATCGTCACGCAGTTGCTTTTGGAGGTGGCAGTTACACCCTTGCAGCAACTAATGCTACCGTTGCAAATCTTTGGTATTTTATTCAAATTAGCTTTGATGCGGCTAGTCAAAGGTTAGATTGGTGGGAAAACGGAATTAAACAAACTAGTGGTACTTCATCTAACACTGGCGCAGCTTCACCTTCTGCAACTGTTCTTTCTCTTGGTGGTAGTCTTTGGTATACGGCCACCCCATTAATGGAAGGATACATGGCAGACTTTTTAGTTGTTCCGAGCCATACAGCAAGCGCCATGGATGTGCCAACAGGACAAAGATCAACTCCAAGCAACGCAGTTGTACATATCAAAGGAACAGATGCCTCTTTTATAGATGAATCTCAAATTTCTAGTTTTGTCGATATGGCAGTTGGTAATGATAATAATGGACAAAACGTTGAACCTTCAGGATCGACTACTCAAGTTAAATTTGCTGGAACTAAGTCTATGCATTTTGATCAAGATGTTGCTATTATTAAACCTACAGATATTAATGACTATATTCTTGGAACCGGCGATTTTACAATCGAAAAGTGGATATACTTTACGAGTTTCAACAGCGGAGATAATGTTTTATATGATTTCAGACCATCAGGTGTAAATGGTGCTTATTTGAACATGTATGAAAACGCTGGGACTATAAAAGTTTATGTCGGTTCTGCCAACGCTAACACTATTGTTGCCGGTTCAGCAGTATCATTAAACACATGGCATCACATAGCTTTATGTAGATCAGGTACAAGTAAAAAACTGTTTATTGACGGCAATCAAAGTGGATCAACTTATACCGATAATGTCAGTTACACTTGTGGAGACAGAGGAATAGTGTTAGGTAGTATAGGATATAATAATTCTTACTCTGCATATGGAATAAATGCATATATTCAAGATTTTAGAATTACAAAAGGACTGGCAAGATACACATCTAACTTTACGCCTCCAACAGAACCATTAAAAGGATAAGACATGAAAAAATTTAAAGAGTTTGTAGAAGCACACTATGCAGTAGATATAGAAGGTCTGCCTAAACTGTTTATGCAAACAGACAATCCCGGTTCTTTAAAGCGTGATCTTCGAAAGATTGTAAGAAAAGTTGATATGATTAATAGTTTAGAAAGAGTACAAAAGTCTGACATAAGAAAAGCACTGCAACTAAAACTAAGAGGTAAAGAAGAAGAGGAACAAGATGAGTAATGCTAGAAACTTATCAAACTTATTAGGTGGAAAGACTACACTTTCTGCAGACAACGTTGAAGGAGTCCAAAAGAAAGAAGTAACTTCCGATACGACTGGTCTAGGATCTGGACAACAGGCTGATCAGAAGTTTGTTGCCGCAAACAAGTCGTTGTATGTCTATGACGGCGCTGAATGGGATCGGATAACAGGTGACAATTCATTTCCTTTTGTACAGACAGAACCACCAACGACTGTTCAAGGTTTAGATGGTTTTACTGCAGGTGCTACATTAGATATTACTATGAAAGTCATAGATCCAGATGGATTTCCAATAAAATATTCTATTGATTATAAGGCAGATTCTATGAATCCGATTGAACCATACGGACTTGGTTACACAGGCAACAATGGATTGAAAATATTTGCTTCTGATTCTTTACCATTTCAATTAGATTCCGTTTCTATAGATCAAACAAATGGGATATATAAATTTGCCTCTAAGTTATCAGATTCTTTTGCTGGTTCATTTAACGCTCGTTTAAGCGCAACTGATGGAATTAACACCGTAAGTCGCGTGGTTCCAATTAGTCTGTCCTTTATTTCATATTATGATATAAGTGGTGGAAGTGAGGGTAACTCAACTACATACGTTGCTCCTAATGGTACAAGAATTGTAGCATCTGGAAACAGCTATAACACAAGCAGTTATAACATCAAGCATTTAACAGAAGGACCAGGTGGCACATACTGGTTAGCAAGCGGTGGTCAAGACCAAAATTTAACTTTAGATTTTTCAAATTCTACAGGAATTAGTAAAGTAGCATATATTAGAATTTGGCCAAGAGCAAGAACCGACCAGTATTCTCGTTTAAATGGAGTGTACAAAGGAAATGAACTTAATACTACTGACACTCAAATTCACGGTTCTAGTCTCTTCAATGATTTAGCAAATGGATCGGGCGGCTTTGATCTTGCCATAAGTATGACGGGATCTAGTGACAATAGTGCGACCAGAGGATATAAAGATCTTTTTTTTAGTCCCCATGTAGATTTATCGGCAACTCCATACATAACAATAGATCTTTATCATGCAGCAGGAACTGACTGGGGAACCAGTTCAGATGAAATACAAGTATACGGATATTAAGAGTAAAAAACATATAAATATAATCAAATGCTTTATCTAAATGGGAAAACTGATGGCAGAAGATACTAATAAGAGATTAGATCGAATCGAAGAGAAGTTAGATAAAATGGGAGATGCTCTCATTAATCTTGCTCGTTTCGAAGAAAAGATTATCTCTTATTCAAAGTACTTCGAAGAAAAGATGGATACTTATAATAAGTATAGAGACGAATCTTGGGAAAGGATGAATAGGTTTTCTGAAAAGTTGGATGCACTGACATTACAAGTTGAGGAAAACTCAAGAACTGTCGCAGTCATTAATAAATTATTTTGGGTCGCAATTGTAGCGGCGTCAGGCGCTATAGCCGCACAAATATGGATGTAAAAGGAGTAAAAAATGGATCATTCAGACATAAATCATGATAACATGCAAGCGGCCTATCTCAAGGTTTTAGGCATAGGCCAAAAAGAAGAACTCGAAGAAGCAAGAATCGTTACAAAGGACGGGAAGTTTTGTGTCATGACTGATAATGATACAGAAGCCGGAAGTTTTGACGACAGAGAATCTGCTCTAGAGTTCATAAAGAACAATAAAGAGAAACTCACTATGAGGGACGACAAGGCAAAACCTGCTACAAAAGACGTTGCTGAGAAAGACGTAAAAGAAAAGGTTGAGTATCCTCATAAGATGTATGACCCTAAGACTGGAGAAGAAGTTACAGCTAAAACTCCAGAAGACCATAACAAATATGCTAAAATGGGTTATGTACATGAAAAACCAAAGATGGACGAGTCAGTTCAGTTTGTAGTTCCAGAAGAAATTACAGATACTAAAGAAAGAACTGCGTTCATGGGCGCTGCTGCTGCAGCACATAAGTCTGGTAAGTCACACTTCAACTTTGGTGGTAAGAAACATCCTGTTACAATTAAGAAGGATACTGCTAAAGCAGTTAACTCTTCAACAACAGATGAGGCATCTTGTGGAAGTGGAAGAAAGTCTCGTAAAGAGGAAACTGATGATTATCATTATTCAACAGGTCAGCCACTTAATAAGAAAAAGAAAAAAGTTGATGAACATCACGACAAACCAGAAGAGCATGAAGAAAATGTAAAAGAGAATAAGCAAGCTGCTCTCATGAAAAAACTTTCTAAGACAGCGCAGAGTTCTGCAAAAGGAAAGGCCGCAGTGACACTACCGAGTATGCCTTTTATGAAGAAGAAAAAAGAAGAACCTAAAAAGGTTGGAAGAGGTAGTGAGATCGTAAAGTATGAAGACAAACAAGTAAAAAGTGCTGACAAGAGACCGGTTAAAATGAATGTCGGTGGAAAGGAGGTTATAAGAATGGAGCCAGTGAAGAAAAGAGTAGCTGAAGGTATTAATAAAGAAAATTGGTTGTTGAAACTAAAAGAGAAGCAGGAGACTATCATAACTGAAAATGCGATTGCACCTGTTCCTAAGCCAACTAAAGATATAATGAAGAAGTCACCTCATGCAGGTGGTGATGATACCAGAGATACATTTTCAAAGCAGCTATCAACTCGTAAGGGTGAAGAAGAATTTGTAAAAATGCATGAACCTCAAATGCCAGAGTTTGCAGACACTAACTCTGTTATTCCAAAAACATTCAAAGCGTATACTGCTGGTGTAAACGGACCTAAATATAGACATACGGATAACACTGCTGGTGACAAAAAACCAGTTAATCCTGCACCAATAGGAAAAGCTGGAGCTGTTGGTCCTAAGGACTGAGGTTTTAATTTAAATTATTATGAAGTTATTTGATGAGTTAAATGATAGTAATATTGTGATCTATGCTGCAAAGCATTATTACAATCCTATCTGCATGGACGCCGAAGAGTTTTATGAAGACTTAAATCGGTTTAAGTATATAAAGAGACTTGTGAACAAATATCATGAATCTGGTAACGTATCAGAAAGATTGATACTAAATCACATGATTGTTGTCTTTAATGTTTTTGACACGAAACCAACGCTAAGAATTATGGAGTATAAGTTCGACGAAAAACAATGGCAAGTTCTAAAACCATTTTTAGTGTTCCTAAAACATATAAAAAATAATGAATACACAAATGTCAAAATGGATAAGCATGTCATAGAAAAGCTGAGGAAAATTTAAAATGGTTGGATTATTAAAGAGAGCCGGAGATTTAGTATACACGTTTAGATTCATATCTTTATTAGTAACTCCATTTGAAAAGACAGATGCTTTTAAGCGCGGTATCATAGATGCAAAAGGTAATAGAAATAAATCATATAAGATCGTAGATTCTGCTGATAAGTCAGCTTATACACCTTTCCACAAACTTGTATTTAATATAAAGAAACTCATGGCTAAAGTTCCAGGAGGAAGTTCTTCTATCGCTTCGTACGGTGCAGCTTTGTATCTTATAAAAGAAGACGGTAACTTGAGAGATCCTCAATTAGAACAGATATTAGAAAAAACTGGATTTCAAAGTTATGACTTTCTTGCTGAAAAAAATGAATGGTATGTGCTGAATGATGGGAGAGTATCTCCTGGATTATATAAAGTAAAGTATGATAAGATAGTCAATAGTACGTATGAGCCTTTAGTTATGAGAGGTGATAAAGTGAGAGTAAGTGATAATGCGTATCCAGTAGGAGATATTTTTGGTTTAAATATCTATGAGGGAACACATATAAATACTAATCAAAAGATATATTTCGCTTTGGAGGAGCTAATAGAATGAGAGGAGCATATGATCCTAACGAAAACAGAAAAGGTCCAAAGACTCATTTTGTTTATCAAAGAGGTGTACCGAAAACCAAGTCAATTGTACATAGAGGAACTGAACAAAGTTCTAAAGACTGGATAAAAAAGAACGCCAAGCACTTTATTCATAAAGGAAAAGCCTTTGTTATATACAAAGGAAAATCTAAGACTGTCAGACCGAGTGATGCTCTAGATTTTAAATATGTACATGAAGATCTACCAGGAAATGCTATTGGACATGGTGGAGTAGATATGGCTCCAAACATGGGACCTAGATTTAAAACAACTGATGTAACTGATAAGAGATATAGAAAAGATAGACCACCTGTTGTAAGAAGAGGGTTTAAAGCTTTTTTAAACGATAAAAATGGCTAGGCTATATTTAACGATTATTATAGTAGGAATTATAGGAGGAGTAGGTTGGTTCGGTTATAAGTACTATGTTGATACACAGACTAGAATTAGTTTACTCACCGCAAACAATGCTAAACTTGAAACGGCACAAAAACAAACAGCCGCAGAGTTTGAACAGTACAGACTTAAAGTAACTGAAGAGATAGAAAACTTTAAGGCTCAACTAAAGAAGCAACAAGAGCTTAATGACGAACTTAGCTTAAATCTCAAACAATCTGTTGAAAAGAACGAAGCCATAGCTAAGCTACTGGCTAACACAGATATTATTAAAAACGCCCTTGCTGACCCTAAGGCTACTGAGGATAAAATAAATGAAGAAGTTGATAAGTTTTTTGGCGATATCGGCTGCGCTACTGGTAAGTGCATGCAGTCAAATCCCAACTAAAGAAATAGTAACAGTACCAACTGTAATAGACACACCTAAGATAGAAGCACCTGTCATACAGGTTGTTCCTCGACCCAATCCTGTTCAAATGAAAGATGCTGATATTGTAATTGTTACTGAAGCAAATTTACAGGAAGTTATTGAGAAAATTAAAACTACTCAAGGAGAATTTGTACTTTATGCTATGACTGCACAAAGCTTTGAAGCACTTGCTCTTAATATGGAACAGATAAAAAGATTTATTGAACAGCAAAATAATGTTATACTGTACTATGAAAAATCAGTTGCACCTAGTAAAATTATAGAAACAGACTTAGAATGATGTGGGAAATGATTGAAAGAATGGCGACTGATCGCTTATGGATCTATACAGCAATTGCTGGATCTCTGTTTGGTGCTGCTTTCTTAGCGTGGTTTCAAGGAACAAGAATAGGTCTGTGGGCTTATAGAATATTTGACAATAGTTTAAAATATCTTGTTGATAGATGGGGTTGGACTTGGTTTAAAACAGATGAAAATGCTTGGAGAAAAAAGTATCCACATGTTACAAAAAAGATTGATGATCTCGACAAAAGACTAAAAAAGTTAGAAACAAATCTATATAAATAGATAAAAACGAGGAGATGAAATGTCAAGATCACGAGAGATTGCAAAGGCGTTCGGAAAAACGGGTGTGCTAGCAAAAGCTTCAGCAGGTCAGTCTGTAGGTGGAACTGAAGCTATAACTAACCTAGCATCTCTTGGAACAGGATCTGCTGGTGATCAAAAATTTGTCACAGCAAACAAATCTCTATACGTATATGACGGAACCGAATGGGATAGAATTAACTCTGGTCCAGACGCAATGCCCGATATTACCACAACCGCCCCGGCTGAACACTCCTTAAACGCAAGTGGTAATGCCACTTCTTTTACAATTGCTGCTGATGATCCAGACGGATTTCCAATTACATACGCGTATGATACAAACCCAACAAATCAGCAACAGTGCACAATTGCTGAATCTAACGGAACTTTTACAATGACGCCTAGTACATCAGAATCAAATGCTGGATCGTTTGTTTTGAGAACACACGCTACTGATGGTGTACACACGTCAACAAATAGCACTAATGTCACATTAGCGTTTGGACTTGCAAACTGTTATGGATTTAGAATAGCTCAAACAAGTTCAAGTTACGCTCATACGGTGTGGCATGCGACAATATTAGATGCTAGTGGGGCAATAAACCAAGACGCGGCTTTCGCTACAGAAGCATCTATTACAGCTTCTAGTTGGGGTTATAGTGTTAGATCAGAAGTTACCGGTAGCGCATTATCAGGATTTTTTGGAAAGTATTTGAAAGATGAAGCTTTGGCAACGTTTGATGTCGACTTAGGATCTACGTACTACAGTATGTTTGTTTCAAATTCGGGGAACAACGTCACCAGAGATATAATATGGACAACTCCTAGGACTATAACTGGTATAATTATTTCTGGAGATATGACTAATGGTTATGATTACTGGACTGGAGGATATGCTCAACCGTATATAGGAAGTAATACAAATTTAGATTCAACACAGTACACTTTTATAGGTCCGTCAAATAACGGTTTTACTGCTGCAGCTAGTAGTAAGTATTACGACTTTAGGTAGGAGGAATAATGGCACAAAAGAAATTACAAAAAGACTCACAATATGAACACTTAGATAGGGACGGTGATGGAACAATCACTGATGATGAAATGGCTATGGAAGAGAGAATGATTAAGTTAGAAGACATGCGAAGTGACATGGAAAATGAAGACAAGAAGCAAGATGCTCAGAGAATGATGGCTTGGTTTGCTTTGTTCGGAATGTTACTATATCCTTTCGCAGTTGTGTTAGCAGTTTGGGGAGGTTTAGATCAAGCAGCTAAAATTTTAGGTGATATGGCAGCAACATATTTTGTATCTGTAGCAGCGATAGTAGCAGCATTCTATGCTGGTCAAGCGTTGACTAAGAAACCATCATCTTAATATGCCTATAAGCCGTTCATTTGAATTTGCGAAGTCTCTACAAACAGATGGAACTTTAGAAGCAGGACTGTTTGAAAATCTTCAGACAGATAATAGTCTAACAGTAGCAAGTACTTCAGATCTTCCTTTAACTGGAAATCATACTGGAAGAATGGCACTAATAACATCGCTGAATAAATTTTTAATATGGAATGGTACCGGTTGGTATCAAGTTTCAACTGTAACTTAAGGACATAACATGGCGACAACAAGATCTTTTGATTTAGCGACTATGGTTAGTTCAAACGGAAAGATTCAAGGATCTTCAGTTGCAGGAGGCTCAGCTGCAGATGCAACTGCTAATATTCATGCTGATCCTTCAGCTCTTCCGACAAGTGGTAATCAAACTGGTGATATGGCCTTTGTCCAAAGTACAAATAACGTTATGATATGGGACGGAAGTTCTTGGAAAACTATAGCCAATGTAACTAATACAACACCAAATATTGCAGGTGGAAGTGCTCTTACTTCTTACATACTGGCGAAAGACGGAACACCTACAGTAGTAACAATTAATGCAACTGACCCAGAAGGATCACCATTAACGTATGCATACTCTGTAACACAAGGTTCATTAGGAAATACTGCTACTGTATCTCAATCAAATAACGTGTTTACTATCACACCATCAACTAATCCAAACGATGTAGGTAGCTTTAGTTTAACTTTTACAGCCTCTGACGGAGTTAATACAACACCTGCAGTAAGTAGGTTTACACTTACTTTTGTTTTAAATGTTTCTGGTAGTCAGCATACAGAAAAACTAATTCAAGCAGTATCAACTGGTAATAATAGAACTTTAGTTGATAGTTCATCATCAAATCATACAATGACGAGAGTAGGAAATCCTAATCCTTCTCCAGTTACGCCTTACAGACCGAGTGGTGGATACAGCGCTAACTTTATCGGTGACCGTTGTTTAGAACCAGTGACTGCTGATACACATTTGAGTTGGGGAACAGGCGACTTTTGTATAGAGTTTTGGATATGTGGACAGGAAGACAATAAAGAACTAACTCAACCAACTAGTCTAATATTTAGAACTGGTAATGCAGTATCTGAACACAATCTCTTAAGCATAGGCCTGACCAATGAAGGTAGAATAATTGTTTATGGATATGACGGTTCTGGAACAAGTGCTGAGGTTACCAGCAATTGTGATGTGTTAGATAATAATTGGCATCACGTAGCAGTCACTAGATATGCAGGAAATCTTAAAATCTATTTTGATGGATTAGCGGATAAAGATAGTACAGCCTTCGCTAATATTGGAATTCCAAGTTCAACAGCAACAAAGTGGCAGATGGGTGGAGCTGATAATGCAGCAGCTAATGTAAATAAATGGGACGGTTGGCTTTCAAACTTTAGAGTCGTAAGTGGATCAGCAGTTTATAGTAATGAGTTCTTACCCACAATAAACAACTTAACAAGTATCTCTGGAACTAAGTTATTATTATTTGTTGGAAATGAATTAAAAGACTATTCATCAGTTCATGGTGATCTGCAAGCTGTTAGTGGAAAAACACTCCCTGAAATGACATCTTTTTGTTTCTTGCCAACAGAAGAATATGCACCTTCTCTTCATAACGGTTCGGTATATTTTCATGATCACACTGCAACATCTAATCCTTGTCACGTAACAGTACCAGCAAGTAACGATTTTCATCTTACTGGTGAATTTACGATAGAAGCTTGGGTCTATATAAGAAGTGATGGACAATCATATATAGACAACAAGTGGACAGCTCTTCACCACGCTGGAGACTCTGACAATAAATTTGTTTTTGGTAGTGATGGTACAAGATTCGCTTTTGGTTATCACGCAGGAAACACCGGTGGTGGCATCGCAGGATTTTGGGACGGTACAAAAGACGCAAATCAATGGGTGCACATTGCTGTAAGTAGAAATAGTTCGAATCTTATCAGAGTCTTTAAGCGAGGTATATTAAAAGGAACTTGGACAGACGCTTCTGCTTTTGGATCTGCCTCTGGAACAGTTTATCTAGGTTGTAAGTATGGAGCTGGAGATGCAGACATCAGAGGTGGACACATATCTGATCTTAGGATTACAAAAACGTGTGATAGAGACGTTAGCTTTAGTCCTCCCATAGTAAAAACTAGTTCAACCGGAACTACGTTTCATTACAGAGGAGGTGTAGAACTTAATATTATTGACAAAGGTAATAAGGCTATAAAAGATGGTTGTAAAGTCTTAGGAAACGTTACTGCTGCTACAGATACAACCGATCCTTGGGGTGGAAATGAACCAATGTTAAAGTTTCCTGGAGGTGTGAACGATAGAATAGAAACAAGTCCTGTTTACTTCAAAGGAGAAAATACAACTTGGTCGAGGTATGATCATACTGTTGATTTTTGGATGAAAGATACTGCATCTGGTGGATCTCCTTTATTCTCATTAGTAAGCGGAGGTCAGACAGGCTCTCCTGACTTAGGTTGGAAGACAAAAGTAGAGAATGGAAATCTCTATATAATGTTTAACAATACTGAGTATCAAACCGGATATAATAATCAATTATGGATTCAGTTAATGAGTCCAACCAATGCACCGGTTGTTAATACCTTGTTAAATGATGGAAACTGGCATCACGTATGTTTACATTTCTTTGGTCTATATCGAGTTGAATGTTTCATTGATGGAAAAGAAAGAGGAAGGTATCAGAGATCTGATAATACTGCTTATCCTGAAGGTGGATATACTGTCTCAATAGGAGGCCAAGGTTTTGGTGACTATGATAATACGAGTACTTATGCTGCTGGATCTAACGGTACTGCTTACTATCCACTCACTGGATATATGACAGACATTAGAGTTACTTCTGGTAGACTAAGGTGTGGAGAAGGTCATGATATATTCTCAGAGTTACAGTTAGTTGATGCTTCAACTGGAGCAGTTAATCAATCTGGAACTACTACTGATCCAATTGTAACTCAAGTTCTGACGTGTCAGAGAGGAAATCTTCTAACTTCTCCAGATAACTCTTCGACAGACTTGAGTTACACCGACGTAAAAGGAACTCTAGGTTTACATGTTGGAGATCCTTTCTGGTTAACTAGATCAGAAAATGAACACAGAGGTAACGCTAGTGTTAACTTCGAAGGAACAGCACTTGCTTCTAACCAACGTGACGCAATAAACATAAGTTATCTTGCAGGATCTGGAGACTATGAGTGGACAGCAGAAATGTGGTACAGAAGACGACACTGGCAACACTACAATAATTCAGATCAGCCTCAACACCTCTTGGCTGGCAACGGTTGGGCACTCAGTGATTGGTGTAACTTCAACTTAAGAATTAACTCACAGGATGATGGTTACATAGAATACGAACAAAGAAAATGGCCGCAAGTAGGAAATACGACATATTATCCGTTAAAGTGTGGAACTCTAGGAAATAGAGAAGGTACTATATCAGGTGACGATACATCAGTTCCATACTCTGTCGCTATAAGGACTGGTAGGTGGTATCACATTGTTGTGCAACAAAGAGGCTATGAAGGTGATCAAGTAGAACACCCTCAAGGTTACAACGGTCACATGGAAATCTTTATTAATGGTAGATTTATAAATGGAAGTAGTGGAACGATAGGTCCTCACTATCAGTCTCCACATATTAAGTATGCATCTACTGGTGGTACTAAAGGTACTTATAATCAATTACCGCAAAGTGGTAACGGATACCATTTTACTCTAGGTGGATCGGGTTATAACACCTATTATGGAATGGACGGACAAATATCTAATTTTCGATTCGTTTTAGGAAAGGCTATTTATAGTAGAGAACAGACTCCACCTACTTCAAAAGTGAAATTATAAATTATAATTTTTTTGCTAAAACCTTACTTTTTGGGGTTTACAAACTTCGCAAAATAATATATAATAGTACAAGATAAAAAGTTTAATCAAATAAAAGAAGAGGACCCTGCGATGCAAACACAGTTTGTTGACACCAGACAGCTTTTGTCCGAAGCAAAATTTTATGATGGTTACTCTAGGTTTAATGATGATAATGATAGATATGAAACCTGGGACGAAGCCGTGGACCGTGTTATGGAAATGCACGAAAAATTCTATTCCACAAAAATGAATAAAATAACAGAATATGTAGAAGAAGCCAGAGAGGCATACAAAAATCAATACGTACTAGGAGCTCAAAGAGCATTACAGTTTGGTGGTGAACAAATACTAAAGCATCAGATGAGGATGTACAACTGTACATCTTCTTATGCAGATAGGCCTGAATTTTTTGGAGAAGTCTTTTATATTCTTCTTTGTGGTGCAGGCGCTGGCTTTTCGGTACAGAAGCATCACGTTAAAAAATTACCTAAGATTCAAGAAAGAAAGAAACAAGCTAAAGGTTGGATCGTAGAAGATTCAATTGAAGGGTGGGCGACTGCTGTGGACGTTCTTCTTTCATCTTATTTTATAGGTGGTGGTAAATATCCTGAATATGAAGGTAGAAGAGTATACTTTGATACTTCTCAGATCAGGCCAAAAGGATCAAAGATTTCTGGAGGATTTAAGGCACCAGGACCAGATGGGTTGAGATTAGCTTTAGATAAGATAGAACACATGTTACAGGCTGTGGTCATGAATCAAAAGGGATCTATATCACTTAAACCTATTCAAGTATATGATATTGTTATGTATACTGCTGATGCAGTGTTAAGTGGTGGTGTTCGTAGATCAGCAACAATATGTTTGTTTTCTCCAGATGATGATGAGATGATGAATGCAAAAACAGGTAACTGGTTTATGGATAACCCTCAAAGAGGTAGGTCTAACAACTCTGCAGTTATTGTAAGAAACGAAACGTCTCCAGAACAGTTTAATAAACTTATGCAAAGTGTGAGAGAGTTTGGTGAGCCTGGTTTTGTTTTTGTAAATTCAAAAGAACATACTACTAATCCTTGCGTTGAGATCGGAATGTTTCCACAGATCAAAGGAAAATCTGGCTGGCAAGGATGCAACTTAACAGAAATAAACGGCGGTAAGTGCACGTCAAAAGAAGAGTTTTTTAAAGCGTGTCGTGCAGCATCTATTTTAGGAACTTTACAAGCTGGATATACAGATTTTAAATTTCTTGGTGATACAAGTAAAAAGATCTTTGACAGAGAAGCACTGATTGGTGCATCTATTACAGGTTGGATGAACAACCCTGATGTATTATTTGATCCTGAAGTATTAGAAGAAGGAGCAAAAATTGTTAAAGAAGTTAATAGAGAAGTCGCTGAAGCTATTGGAATCAATCCTGCGGCCAGAACCACGTGCGTGAAACCTTCGGGAAATGCCTCAGTTCTACTTCAAACTGGTTCTGGAATACATGCTGAACATTCGCAAATGTATATTCGAAATGTACAGATGACAAAAGATTCAGAAGTTACCCAAGCTATTCAAAAATCAAATCCTTTTATGGTTGAAGACTCAGTATGGTCTGCCACTGGATCTGATGTAGTTGTTTCGTTTCCAATTCTTCCAAAGAAAGGTTCAATATTTAAAGATGCACTCCTAGGAGTATCTCATCTTGAAAAAGTAAAACTGGCACAAAAACATTGGGTAGAAGCTGGTACTAATATTGATCTATGTGCAGATGAAGGAGTTAGACACAACGTATCAAATACTATTATTGTAGATGATTGGGATCAAGTAGAAAAATATGTGTTTGAAAATAGAAACTCTTTTGCTGGTATTTCTTTTCTTCCAATGACAGGAGATAAAGACTACAATCAAGCTCCTAACACAGCTGTTATTTCTGCAAAAGAAATGGTAAAAAAATATGATACTGCCGCAATATTTGCATCTGGTCTTGTCGTAGATGCACTCTCAGCATTTCCTAATCTCTGGCAGGCATGCGCTACCGCTCAAGGAATGGGAGAGGATATTACGCTTGAAACTTCAGATAATGCAATAAAGAAAGATTGGGTGAGAAGATTTCAAAACTTTGCGGATAACTATCTAAAAGGAGATTTAAAGACAGCAGAACACTGCTTAAAGGATTCTTATCTTTTACACAAATGGAATAAAATAAACAAAAACTTTAAAACAATAGAATGGAAAGAGGATTTAACAGAAAAGCGTTACACTGACGCAGACACCATTGCTTCTGAAGCATGTGTCGGCGGAGCGTGCGAGATAGACTTCTAGTGTGAAGTATTATTATTTTGAATGTACATTCTGTGATGGCGAATCTCAGGTGTCCTCTGATATTGAACCTCAGTTTTGTCCCTTGTGTGGAAACGATTGTAATGCTCAATTAGTTGAGTATGATGACGAAGATGAAGAAGATTAATATATAATAACATGTGGTTTTATGAAGATAAAATATTCGATCCAGTCGAGTACTCTTATGAGAACTTGGCTGGTTTTGTTTATTTAATAACAGATTTAAATAACAATAAGAAATATGTCGGAAAAAAGAACTTTTGGAAAATACATAAGCTAAGACCATTAAAGGGTAAAGTTAACAAAAGACATTCCAAAAAAGATTCAGACTGGCAAACCTACTATGGATCAAATGAAAAGGTGAAACTTTTAGTTGAGGCAGAAGGAGAAAAGAGATTTAAAAGAGAGATAATAAAGCTCTGTAAGACTAAAGGTGAAATGTCATACTATGAAATGAAAGAGCAAATTGATAGAGAAGTTCTGTTTAAAGAAGACTATTACAATGAGTTCATAGGTGGTAAGATTCACTCTAAACATTTGAAGGGATAAGAAATGCATACTTATAGATGTAAGGTAATAAAGGTTGTCGATGGAGACACGATCGACGTAGATATAGATCTTGGTTTCGGTATATGGCTAAGAAACGAAAGAGTTAGACTGTATGGCATAGATACTCCAGAGTCTAGAACTCGAGATGAAGAAGAAAAGAAATACGGTAAAGCCGCCGCAGCTTATTTAGAAAAGTGGGTAAAATCTGGTGGAGTAACTATCAGAACTCACAAAGATGAAAAAGGAAAGTTTGGCAGAATACTAGGAGAAGTCTGGTGTTTTGAAACTAACGTAAATGCAAAGATGATTGAAGAAGGACATGCTGTTGAGTATCATGGACAGTCGAAAGAAGAAATAAGTGAACAACATATAGAAAATAGAAAGAGAGTAAAATTAGAATGAAATGGTTTTTAGTTGTAATATTTGCAGGAATAACACCTGATGGTTATCAAGACGTATACATTTTTCATAAGCCAAACTACACTAGCTTAGAGCAGTGTGTAGAAGCAGCAAATGATCCGAGTCAAATTCAAGTGTTTACTCAAAAGTTAGTTATGGAATATCAGAGCATGAAACCTATTCAAAGGGTTGTATGTTCTCCAGAAGATAGTTTAAGAAAAGTAGTAAATGGAGAGGAAAAAGCGTAATTAATGGTGTACAATTATATCGAACTATGGTATAATAAATTATTGAATAATGATGGAAGGTGGTAGTACATGATATTGATTGATTATAATGGCGTAGCTATTGGTAATCTCGTCGTACAAAGATTGGCAGTAGAAGAAAACTTACTTAGACATATGATACTAAATTCTATAAGAATGTATCGTCAAAAGTTTGGTAAAGAATACGGTGAAGTAGTAGTTGTTGCAGACGGTGCAGGTAACTGGCGCAAGGATGTATTCCCTCAATATAAGTACAAAAGAAAAAAAGGTAGAGAGGAGTCTAAGATAGACTGGAACGAAGCCTTTCGTCTTCTTAACATGATAAGAGAAGAAATTAAAGAAAACTTTCCGTATAAAGTAATGCATGAACAAGGATGCGAAGCAGATGATGTTATTGCTCAAATTGCTATAGAGACTCAAGAGTTTGGTAAGAATGAGCCGGTAATGATTATATCTGCAGATCATGATTTCATTCAATTACAAAAGTATAGTAACGTCAAACAATACTCTCCTATGACTAAAAAATTCGTGACACATAAGAACCCTAGACTATATTCTATGGAACATATATTTAAAGGTGATGGTGGTGATGGAGTACCAAATGTTCTTTCAGATGATAATGTATTTGTAGAAGAAAGACGTCAGTCACCAGTAACTAAGAAAAAAATAGACGCATGGCTGGAGTCAGATAATCTTCAGCGTGATATGGGAGATACAATATACCGTAACTATCTAAGAAATAAAAAATTGATAGATTTAACAGAAACACCTGATCCTGTAAGACTTAGTATTATAAATAATTTTGAAGGGCAAGATCCTTGGAAGAACAAAGGAAAAGTCTTTCCATACTTAGTAAATAAAAGATGTAAGAGACTATTGGAGAGTGTACAAGAATTTATATGATTAAGTTATATGAAAGTCAGAAAACGATAATAGAGTATCACGAAGAAGAAAATAAAGTTTATAAGACATATAAACCTCAGGCTATATTTTCAAAGGAATGGTTAGATAATTATCGTTACATTTGTGAAAAGATACCGGGACTCGTACACGTTCACGAGTTATTAAATTCTGGTACCGTTAACAAAGATAAGTTCTCAACAATTGTAATGGAGTACGTTGACGTTGACGTAACAGCTGACCAACTTTTAACTGATAGAATTTACAATAAAGAAACTAAAAAAATAGAACTAGTAAATAAAGATAAACTCCATCCGACATCTTTACTAGCTGTACAAATCAAGCTAGCAGAAACAAAATTGCAGAGTTTGATTTATAATAAACATCTCAGAGATATTAATGCTGGATATTACTTTCTTCCTGGCGACTTATCACTCCACAACATGGTATTAACTAAAGAAGGAAACCTTATGTTTCTTGATCCGGATCAGTGGATGATACATCGCGAGCTTATTGGTTATGGTGATTATGCATTTGAAGAGACTATATTTAAAATGACAAATATACAACTTAGGTTATTTTATGACTTAGGTTGGGATAAAGACTGGAGCGAAAAATGAGTTATAAATTAGTGTTTGAAGTACTTGAGGAAGTAAAGAAGAAAAAGAAGAAAGATGAGAAAGTAAAAATATTAAAGGATAACGACTCTTGGGCACTAAAGGATGTCCTTAGAGGAACTTATGATTCTACTATCCATTGGCTACTACCTCCAGGTAGGCCACCTTTCACACCTAATCTTGAGCAGTCTACGCCTTCTGATCTACAGAAGCAGAATACTCAATTTCAATATTTTGTAAAAGGTGGACCCGGTGCATCTATGCCTTCATTCAAAAGAGAAAAACTTTTCTTAGCGTTACTTGAAGGTATTCATCCGGATGATGCTGAAGTAGTAATAGATATGGTTAGTAAGAAGCCAATAAAAGGAGTGACAAGAAACGTAGTTGAGGAAGCATTTCCTGGACTATTGTTAGATTCTACATAATGAAAATGTTAACCCTATAACCCCTTTACGAGGAGAATTTAATGACTCACTTACAAATACAAAGACTTCAGAAAGATTCAACTGAACTAGAAAGATTTGCAAAAACCATGAAAAAAGAAGGAAAACACGATCTCGTAGAAAAAATAAAGACTAAGAAAGAATACATAGATAAACACTTAGAAAAATTTGTGGAAAGGGCCGCATAAAAAGGTTTACATTTTATTGAAAGTTTGATATAATTAAATTAATCAACAGAGGTATATTATGAATATTTTTATCTTGGATGAAAATCCAATCAAAGCAGCACAGCTTCAATGTGACAAACACGTCGTAAAGATGATTGTTGAGTCAGGTCAAATGTTGTCAACTGCGCATAGAATGCTTGATGGTTATACAGAAAAAAGACCATCTAAGTCTGGTAAACGTATGGTTAATTATTGGGTGCATCCTGACAGCAATCTTGAAAATACTTTGTACAAAGCTGTCCATCACTATCACCCATGCACTACATGGTCAATGAAAAGTATTGGAAACTATGCTTGGCACTATGATCACTTTCAGGCCTTATGTATTGAGTATCAATACCGATATGAAAAGACACACAGTACACAAACTATACTGGAAGATGTGTTATCCATACCACCTAAAAATATTCCAATTGGAGGTCTAACACCGTTTCCTCTTGCTATGACACATGAGCCACAGTGTATACACGAAGGACAGCCAGTAAAGTCATATCAAGAATACTATCAAACTAAACAAGATAGATTTAAAATGGTTTGGACAAAACGTAATGTACCAGAATGGTTTAAAGGAAAAGAATATGCCGACGTATACGCTGCGTAATAAAGCAACTCAAAAGAGTTATGATGTAGTATGCAAATGGGATGAGTTGCAACAAATGCTCGGATCTGATCCGGATCTTGTTCATGTACTTACTGCACCTAAGATTGTTTCAGGTGTAGGTTCACTAGCAAGTAAAGTTCCAGATGGGTTTAAAGATAAACTCAAACAGATTAAATCTGGCTCAGGCTCAGGTAATACTATTAAGACATGAAAAAAGGACAGAGCGCGCGGGTTGCTCTAGATGAACTAGAGACAATCAGTCCTATTACCGAAAATCAGAAGAAAGCTTTTGAGTTTTGGGAAGAAGGACACAACTTAGTGTTGAGTGGAAGTGCAGGAACTGGTAAGTCATTTATTGCACTTTATTTGGCGTTTAAGATGATGCTAAAGAATCCACAAGACTATAAAAGAATACTTGTAATTCGATCTATAGTCTCAACAAGAGACGGTGGTCATTTACCCGGAACAAAGGAAGAAAAAGAAGAACCCTATCAGGCACCGTATAAAGCAATATGTGATGAACTCTTTGGATATGTAGGTGCATGGGGAAAATTAAGAACTATTAAGGCTGTTGACTTTGATACTACATCTTTTATAAGAGGAATAACATTTGATGATACTATTATAATTGTTGATGAAATGCAGAACTTAAACTTTCACGAGTTAGATTCTGTAATTACAAGAGTTGGTCATAGGTGTAAAATTATTTTTTGTGGTGATAGTAGACAGTCTGATTTTACAAATGCAAAAGAAAAAGACGGAATAGTAAAATTTATAAGCATCGTAGAACAGATGAGATTTTTTAGAGTTATTAATTTTGAATGGGTCGACATTGTTCGATCTGATTTTGTTAGAGATTATATTATGACAAAAGAGATGTTGAACTTATAACATGTATAAGTATAACTGTAATCTAAGGAGGCAGATATGAAAAGTTGGCTTAATAATAGAATGAAAGAACGTACAAGTTGGGATGGAGCTGCATTAGTAGCACTAGGACTAATGGTTCTATTCTTAGCGCCATTAGCAAAAATTGCTGCGGGACTAGCAATAGTCTATGGAGCATGGACTATCTGGAAGGCTGAATGATAACAATTTACGGCAAGTCAGATTGTGGTTGGTGCGAACGTGCCAAGAAGTTGTGTGATGACTACAAACTGGATTATGAATATAAGAATATAGTGAATGATCACTATAAAGTAGAGCTCTTCGAAAAACTACCAGGTGTAAGAACAGTACCTCAAATCTGGATGAATGAGAAACATGTTGGTGGTTTCGAAGGATTAACAACAGAAATAGAAAACACTATAGGAGGCTATGGAGATAATGGCTTTTAATCTATCTAGTAGATCAAAAGGAAAACTGGAAGGAGTTCACCCAGATATGGTTGCTGTCGTAGAAAGAGCAATCGAACTCACTAAAGTTGATTTTGGCGTAACTTACGGAGTCCGAACAGTAGAAGAACAAGAAAAACTTGTTGCATCTGGTCGTTCTCAAACAATGAAGTCCAAACATTTAATTCAAGACAGTGGGTTTTCACACGCTGTCGATGTTGTAGCATATGACGGATCAGATGTTGTCTGGGAATTAAATGTATATGATGATATTTGTGACGCATTTAAGCAAGCAGCAGAAGAAAAGGGAGTTGCAATCAAATGGGGTGCAGCATGGTCAGAAGGAGATATTCGTTCTTATGAAGGAACATCTGAAGATGCTATGAATGCATACATCGATTTAAGAAGGAGTCAAGGTAGACGTCCTTTCATCGATGGTCCTCATTTTGAACTTATGTAAAATGACTAAATATTCTCGATTCGACCCGCGTAATAAGAAGAAGGGTAGAAACAAGTTGCAATCTCAGCATAAGAATCTGAGGATTCGACATGTTGAGAAGAAAAATGTTTTGAGACCACAGAAGATCGCCGATGAAGAAGAAATTATTGAGTTTAAGGAGTATCAAAGAGTATCTTGCTAGATTAGGAGTGGCGATCTCTATTCTTTTTAACGTCTTCTTAGGAGGACCTTCAAATCAAACGTTTTCAGCCAGAAATTATGGTTGGAAGCGAAAAGAAAAATATAACTTAGTTTGGTTCATTGATTCTCTTGCATGGTTCGATAAGAATCACTGCAAGAGATCTTGGACGTATTGGAAAATAAGAACACCAGAGTATGTTGTTATACCTAAGTCTGTCCATAGAGAGTGGAGAAACAGTGATAAAAATGTCACAGTACTTGAAAAAAAGTGCAATTAATCGCATTTAATGGTTTACTTTTGATTGAAAGTATGGTAGACTAGTACTATAATAATTAATAAGGAATGAAAATTTATGAGTATAATATTAACAGATTGTGATGGAGTTTTACTAAACTGGAGAGATCCATTCGATGCTTGGATGATGAGAGAAAAGAATATCTTCGCTGAAGGAGATGTTAGAGTATACGATCAAGCAGATCGATACAATATGCCAGATATATTTGAATATGTATTAGAGTTCAATAACTCTTCAAACATTGGTTTCTTACCTCCACTATATGACTCAGTCAAATATGTTAAAAAGATACACGAAGAGTTTGGTCATAAGTTTACAGTTATAACTTCACTATCTCTAAACAGATACACACAAGAATTAAGAACTAAAAATCTTCAAAACATTTTTGGTAAAGAAGTTTTCGATGAGTTTGTGTACCTAGATACAGGTGCAGATAAAGATGACATCTTGGGTAAGTTTGCTACATGGTACCCAGGTGCATATTGGATTGAGGACAAAGTTAAGAACGCAGTACAAGGTGCTGAGTTTGGTCTTCAACCTCTCTTAATGAAACACCCTCACATTAAAACTGAAAATACTGAGGGTATCCCTAAAATGTCAAATTGGAGAATGGTGTATGAACAACTCGGTGGCTGAAATATTAAATTGGCGTTACCAATACGAAGAACTAATAAGAAACTTCGAAATTCCTGAAGACAAGAGATCATCTGTTATAAATAGCTTAAAGTGGTTTAAACGCTATGGTAACAGAAAGAATCGTTTTCGTGATGGATACGATGAAGCTATCCATCTATGTACGAAAATTTTAGATTGCCATAGAAGAGATTCTAAGGATACAACATGTCAAGAGGAAGAAATCTAGGTAAATTATTAGGCGCAGCTGGTACACTATCAAAGGAAAAACTAGGCGCCGACATTGCTACTTCAGGCACTAAGCAATTTCAAACAGATCTACCAACAGGATCATCGAACACCACCGGTGAACTGAGCTACATTGTTGATAACGACAACATGTATGTTTGGGGCGGTGACGGTTGGTTTAGAATGTCAATAGTTAATGCTACTCCTCGTTTTATAGCACCACTTACACAATCTGCCTATGTTCTAGACTCACCAGGTAATCCTACAATCATTAAGTTATATGGGGCAGACTCTGATGGGTTTGCTCCTCGTTTCATACACACTGCAGCAGACTCTGCACAGTATCTCGCAAGAATAATCCAAGATTCTAACAGTCAGTTTACAATTACTCCATTAGGTGTAGACTCATTAAATGCTCAACCTGGATTCGACTCAGGTGGAGGATCTTTTAATATAGCATTTAAGGTTACGGACGGAAGAGCTGAGCAGCTAAGAAACTCTTCATTTTCAGTATCATATATAAAATCAGGTGGAGTATTATTTGATACTCCTGGAACACACACTTGGGTTGTACCAGCTGGTGTTACTTCAGTTCATGTTGTAGCAGTAGGAGCCGGAGGCGCACCAGGCACTTATTATCCATATCAAATGACAAAAGCTGGAGGAGCAGGAGGTGGTCTAGGTTGGAAGAATAATATTCCTGTAACCCCCGGAGAATCAATAACAGTTAAAGTTGGTCAGCATCAAGGAGGAGGCGCAGACGGTGAAGATTCTTACTTTAAAGATGTCTCAACAGTAAAAGGTGGTGGTGGTCAAGGAGCAGGAAACTACGGCGCAACTGTCCAAGCACCCCAAGGTGGAGATTACGTCGGCGATGGCGGAGGAAACGGTGGTGGATCATACTCTAGGAACGATCCTTATAACCAAGGTGGCGGCGGAGGTGCTGGAGGATACTCTGGAAACGGTGGACACGGTCAACATCAAGACGCTTCCCCAGCTTGGTCTGCAGGTTCAGGTGGTGGCGGAGCCGGAGGCGCTAAAGGAAGTTGGTCTAACTACCCAGGCGGCGGCGGTGGAGGTGTTGGTCTCTATGGAGAAGGTGCATCTGGTACTACATACAGCGCAGGTGGTTCAGGTGGTGCAAATGGTAGTGGTGGATCATCAGGTGGAACTGGTATTGGTGGTAAGTATGGTGGAGGAACTGGTAATTTAAGAGGTGGTTTTAACCAATGGCCAGGAGATACAGGTCAAGGTGGTGTTAGAGTAATATGGGGAGCTGGTAGAGCTTTTCCTAGTACATTAGTATCACAGGCTGATTCACTATTAGCCGAAACAACAGTTTAGGAGAAGATATGTCAAGAACATCAAGAGTCGCACAGGCATTTGGTAGTAGTGGAGTTCTAGCAAAAGCAACACAATCTACTGGCGCTGAAGGTGTAGGAGGAGTTTCTACCTCTTCTAACGATTCAGCTGGTTTAGGAACAGGATCTGCTGGTGATCTTAAGTTCGCTTCAAACAGAAAAACTCTTCATATGTATGACGGAGCCGAATGGGATAGAATAGCAGGTGGTACTGATGCGGCACCAGTTATAATTACAGATGCGCTCGATCAAAACATAGCAGCTCTAGATACAGATTCAGCTAGACAAACATTTAAGGTTGTCGATCCAGAAGGATTTCCAATATCGTATAATGTTTCCTATATGAGAGATAGTGACAAAGTATTTTTTGGAAATGAATCAAGTAACTTACCACCAATATTAGCTCACCCAACAGTTATAACTAAAGCTTCTGATGGTACAGCAACTTACAAATTTTTTAATAGACAGGCAGAGTCTGACGGGTCTGGATACACGACTAAAGATCTCTACAAAGTTAGATACATGGGAACTGACGGTGCAAGACATGCTGTATCTACAAAGAATATTAAATTAGCATTTAGTATAGATGTTACATTTTCACCAGGAGGAGTAATTGCTAGTTCTACTGGTTGGGGTTATGAATCAAATGTCAATCAAGTCACCGCAAATGTTTCTGCTGGCTCATTATCAGCAACTGCTGATAATGTTGGTGGCTCGCATCTAAATCCAGTTCTTCCTTTAGGTAAATATTACTTTGAATGGTATATACATCCAACTTCACCAGGAGTAACTTACGCTATGATGGGTGTTCACATCGGAAGTTATGACAATGGATATAGTGGTAGTGCTGGAAACTTTATATACGCGGCCAATGGAACTAGATATCCTGGAGGTGGCAGCACAGGTCATAGTTCATTTGGAACAGGTACGACTATAGGTATTGCTTATGATACAAATCAAGCTGGCGGAGGCGGAGTTTGGTTTTCAAAAAATGGAACGTGGGGATCAGCTGATCCTAATACTGGAAGTGGTGATGGTTTTGGTTCCAGTCAGTCTAATGTTAACACTGTTGGATATAGACCAGCAATACACTGGGGTTCAAGTTCAGGATCAACAGTAAGAGCTCAGTTTCGCAGAGGAGACACACTGACGTACTCTCCTCCAACTGGTTTTTCATCTGTGTAAAAAGGAAAAAGAAATGGGATCTAGAGGAAGAATATTAGGTAGAGTCGCAGGACAAACTGGATTAGCAGTGACAGGTGCTAAAGGCGTTAAGACTGCTTCGAATGATTCAGATGGTTTAGGAACAGGAGATGCCGGTGATCTCAAGTTTGCCACTAATAGAAAAACACTTCATTTGTATGACGGTAACGAATGGGACAGGATAGCAGGAGGCACTGATGCAGATCCAGTAATTGTAACTGATGCAACCAATGCTGCCGTTTCTGGAACAACAGACTCGGCTAGACAAACATTTAAAGTTGTTGATCCAGAAGGATTTCCAATATCGTATAGTATAACCTATATGAGAGACAGCGATAAAAAATTCTTTACGAATGATTCATCGAATCTTCCTCCTCCTCTAGCTCATCCAGCCATTATAACAAAAGCAATAGACGGTACCGCAACTTATAGATTTTTAAATCGAACAGCAGAATCAGATGGAAGTGGTAATTCTACAAAAGATCTTTATAAAGCCAGATACATGGGAAGTGATGGTGCAAGGCACGCAGTATCTACAAAGAATTTTCAGTTGTCATTTGGTGCTTACACGATGACTGATTTTGTTTTTCAGACTGCCCAAACTTCCGGACCACGTGGACCTAATCTCGCACGAGCACTGGCGTTTTATGACACTTCAACACATTCGTGGTTGAATGATACAAATTACTATAATATATTGACGGGATTTGCACAGGGTGTTCAGCTATGGAAACCACCAGCCGACGGTAATTATACAATAGAAATGGCTGGAGCTCAAGGTGGGAGATCAAATTATAGATATGCTGAGGGATATAATTACCCAACCTCTCCTGGTGGATTTGGTGCTAAGGTTACAGCAACTTTAACTCTCAGTGGATCAGCATTTTATGCTATCGGAGTTGGACAATTACCACAGAATAGGCAAGCATCATACTTAGATATTGGTGTTGGTACTGGATCAGGAGTTCCAGACGGAGGTTGGAGCTGGTACACTAATCCTGCGTATGATGCAAGTGGAACACTAGACACAACACCATATCCAGCGGAAGCACATGGCGAAACATATTATCATGCTGATGTTGGAATGTTTCATGGAGGCGGCGGGGCTAGCTGGATTGGGGTTTATGATGGTACTTCAACAGGTGCTGATAATGATATCATTTCAACGATACCATTACTAGTTGCTGGCGGCGGTGGATCTATTAGAGGTGGTACTGCTGATGCAACTCTACCAGCTTCTCTTACAGCAGCTCATGCAGCATTAACTGGCGATGCAAATCAGGGTAAGAATGGAACATTTAACAGTAATAATACTGGGGGTTCAAATGGAAACGGATCTCCTAATGGTCCTGGAAGTAGATCGGGCAGTGGTGGAGCTGGTTGGCTATCTGATCATTCTGGTACCATCGACACTGCAAATCAGCGTTATGAAAATGGTTATGCAGCTCAAGCGCTTAGAACTGGTGGACAAGGTGCTTCAATGACACAATTCGACTATTCCTATGGTTACCCAGGAGGTGGTTTTGGTGGTGGCGGACACGGTGGTTATGGCGGATCTGGTGGTGGAGGAGGATACTCTGGAGGAGGATCTGGTGGTAATACACCCGAACCTTATAATAGAGGTGGTGGAGGTGGAAGTAGTTTTATTACTTCAAACTCAACATACAATCCAACCTTAGTCAGTGAATCAGCTACTCATGGACATGAAGGCTACGTGAAAGTAACAAAACTATAGAAAAGGATAATGAAGTTTGCCAACTATATCATTAATAAATGATTCTGGTAGTTTACCAACCGGACTTAATGCATCTCCTGGAGACCAAGCGTTCGTAAAAGACGCTAGCATGCGCTATCATTTTATAGATTTATCATTAGTGTCGTCTCGGTCGTTAACTTTCGACGGATCAAGCGTAGTAGTAGATAAGATAGATTCATCAGGAAACTCTCCGAGTACCAGTCCGTTTACAAGCACTGAAAATTTTAGTCAATCTCAATTTAATTATGTAATAGGTGGTGATGCAACTAAGACTTTGGTATCGTATACTATTGATTCGAATCAGATAACACCTATAAGTCATAATCGATACAGAGGG